CGCTTACGATTTTGAAGGTTTGTACCAATCTCATTTTGATAAAGGCCATGTAGACGTTACGATGCTTTTTGAACAGGCAGGACACAACATTCCGCAGATGAGAGCGTCTGCTAGAGACGCATTATTGAATTTGATGAAAAAACAAAAAGGTGTGGTGGGAGAAGAGGGTGGTTTAAGAGATTTTGTAGATGAATTAGACTTTCAATACATTAGTGAAGGTGGAGGAGGCCGAGAAGGTGATCCAATTAATTTATTTGTAAAATATTTTGGAAAAGAGGCTGCGGAAAATTTACCGAAGACCTCTACTAAAGAAAATATAGATATATTTACAGATTTTATTATGAATTCTAGAGATTCCAGGGGAAGAACCATCAACGATCCGTTCTTTGACAGAGAATCAATTGACTTTTCAAAACTAACAGGAATTGTTGATGATTTACCTCCTTTTAAGACTGGGGGAAGAGTTGGTTTTAAATGGGGATCAGGTTTATCTAAAGCTTTACTAANAANAATTNATAAAAAAGTGATTAAAGATGCTGTCGACGATATTTTTCCAACGGGTGATTATAAGATGGATGCAGAACTAGCAGCAGAAGCTCTAGTTGAAAATAATCCTAAACTTTTTGGCGGTAAACTTCTTGATGATCTTAATGATCATGCAAGATCGGATGTTTATGGCTTGGTATTGGACGAAGTAACCATGAGGTTTGGATTGCAACTTAAAAAGGACAGAGGCATAAGAAGTTTAATAAAAGGTGTTGATGAACAATTTGGTGAAGGAACACTTAAACGAGCATCGGAGTTACCTAAAGGAACTAAATACGAAACTCTAGAAGCTGTTAAAGATTTTGAAGCAAGAAATAGAACTTTTCAATTAAACATAGAAAAGTTTATGGAACAATTTGGAGTATCAAGAGAAGAAGCAACTAGAATATCTTTACTACCTGCGGAAGAACAACAAGCCATTATACAAACATATATTACTGAGGCGCAAGAATATGCTAAAAAATCAAAAGAGGGGGCCGATTCATTAGCTAAACAATTTGGATATGGCAAGTATGCTCCTTCGGAGATCCAGAAACAACAAATTGATATGTTGGAAGAGTTTAATATCCTCGGTCGTAAACCTAATGCATCCGGTGGTCTAGCTAAGATTCTGGAGGTATAATGCCAACAACTTATGTTAGCACAACTATAGGGGACAGTGCCATTGCTTTTGGTAAAAAGCAAAAAATATGGGCGCCTAAGGTTTTACAAAGACTATTAAGTAAAACAGGACAAAAAGAACAGGCTCAAGCATATAAGATTCTCATTGAAGCGCTTGAAAAGGCTGGAATAAAATATGTTCCTTCAAAAGGAGGAACGTCGGCTCAATTTACCAACGTCACTGATGCAACCATTAAAAAATTTAATAAAGCAGCAACTAAATTAAGAGCTGAGGCAGGTTTGTCTATGAGTAGATTTCAAACAGCTGAAATAAAAAAAGGTATTAAAACCTTTGTTAAAAATAAAGTTGCGGCTGGAGAATATGTTTCTCGTCCGATCATTCTGGAAGAATTTGGTCTTGATAAAGGCAGCAAAGGATGGGCTTTAATTAATAGAGCTTTAGGGAATAAAGTAGGACCGGATACCTATGAAGGAGGACTCCTTGATAAATTAGGCCAGACAGAAAAAGCAACTAAAGCGGTGATAAACCTTCAAAAAGGAAACTTAAAAAGATTAACCGCTTCTGATGAGATTCTTAAAGCCATTAACAAAGAGTTTCTATGGAATCCAGATGTAGCTAGTTCAGAAGAAATAGCAAAAAATATTTTTGGTGATGCTTTCCCTAAAGGGGATAAATCTAAAATGTCTAGAGCAAACCTTCTAAAAGCAGACCGATTAGTAACAGAGGCGGATAATGCTGTAATGATGTATTTAAGAGTTTTAGAGGGAAAAAGAGAAATACCCGCCGGCATGAAACTACCTAGTCAAAAGGTTATAAACGATATCACTGATAATATATTACATGGAATAGAAGATGAGACTTTACCGGGTCAAGGATCTAAGAGAAAAGGTTTTAGATTTTCTCCCGGTGTTTCAAGAGAATATAAATTTGCTATTGTAGAACAGGCCCTTGGTTTAAATTCTGGAGAATATAGTGCAGCGAGAGAAAAGTTTAGGGTTAAAGGTAAAGTAGTAGATGAAATTTTTTCATTAAGTACTATGGCAGATAAAGGAGCTGGCTATACCACTGCTGTTCAAAATATTTCTGCAGCAGTTAATAAGGCTAAAGCAAAACAAATTGATGGACCTTTTCAAAAAATAATAAATGCTTTAAATGAAGGTAAAAAAACTATGCAATGGAACTATGAAACGGTTCCAATAGAAGAGGCAATAAAGGATTTTAATAAAACATCTTTAGGGTTTGCTAATAAACATAAGGTAAGATCCCCTAAAATAAATATAGGAGCGTCCCTTCCTAAAGACCTGTTGACTACCTACGGGCCACAGTCGCAGAAAAGTATTAAAGAGGTTTTTAAAACAAAGAACTATTTTTTATCCGACATAAAAAACAGACCCTTGGAAATGTTGAAGAGAAGCATAGGCGTANTATCCAAAACTAATGCTGGTGGTGTCTGTAATATTCCCTCTCTTAGTAAAATGGCCGGCGGTGGAAGAATCGGCTTTGCTAATGGAAGTAATTGTGCAAGACAAATGGAAGTGGCTTTTAATGAAAACCCGGTTAAAGTTACGCAAGAAATATCTGAATTACCAGGAAACAAAACTATTAACACAGTTAAAAACGCAGCCAAAGGATTTTTAGGAGCAATCGGAAAATTTGGCCCAACGGTTGGTAAGTATGGCGCCATAGCTGCAGCTGGAGCTATAGCTCAGCCACTTGTTAAACAATTCATGAATGATGATCCGGCAACTTATTTAACTGATCCTGAACAAATGAAAGGAATGCTTTTATCGACACTCGAGGCACATCAACCACCCAAACCTAGAAGTGAAATTTTAGATTGGGGTACTACGGCAGCAGGAGTGGGCGCAACAGCAGCCTCGGTCCCTGGTACCGGAGCCATGTACAAATATAGAAGAGGACTGTTAGAATCCAAAATTCCTAAAGCGGGTCCAGTTAGTGAAGCAGGTTTGACGGCAGGAGATTATTTAAAGAGACACGGAAAAGGATTCGGCAAACTTAGATCCGGCGCAGGCGTAGGATTGAAATTACTTTCAGGAATGTATACACCCGCAGGAATTCTTGCCAGAGCCATTACGAATTGCACAAATGAGAAGAGAAGGAGAGAGCTGGGGAGAAGTGGCTAAGAGTCCAACGTTATGGATGGGACCAGCATTCGCACCAGAGATGTCAAGAATAGCAACTGCTGGAATGAAACCAGGTTCTACATTAGCTAAAGCTTTAAGATTAGGAATGAGTCCGAGAACATTGAAGTTAATCTCAAGTAGATTCGGAATGCCAGGACTTGCACTATCAGCAGGTTTAAGTGGCTATGATTTATGGAAGGATTATAAAAAGAAAAGAGGCTTTTTCGCAAAGGATTAATTATGTTACCATTAGTTGGAAGAGGAATAGCAAGTTTAGCCAGTCGAATGATTTCGAGAAATCCTCGACTTGGAAAAAATTTACTTAGTCTTTTTAATAAAAAACCTAAAGGCATTGCCGTGTATCGTGGAGAGCCGTGGAAAACCAAATCAACATTAGATCAGATGGCAAAGTGGATGTATGGTCCAGGAACAGGGGGACAATCTAATAATCCTTTGAGGTTTGGAGCAACGGGAAGATGGTTTACACGTAATCCTAAAGGTGCAAGACTATATGCTGGAGTAGCAGAACCAGGCCGGATTAAAAAACTTGTTTTATCTCCTAAAGAATTAAAAATAGCTGAAAAACTTAGTAAAAAATTACATAACGTTGAAGATAGGGGCCAAAGAGGATATGGACTTGTTGTTCCTAAAGGTGCTCTACAAGGAGCAAAAACAGATTACTTACAAACTTTTATTACTAACTTTTATAAAGCTATTGGTAAAAGAGGGTTGAAAGATGGGGGTCTCGCACAGATTCTGAATGTATGATAAATAAAAAATTTATATATGATGGTAAGTCAAGACCCAGCACCAGGGTGTATAAAGAAAATTTTAACAAGATCTTTAACCCTACACTGACTAAAAACATGAAGCACGTGAAATGGAAGGAGATTCCACCTGTAAAAGGCCCCAATTCACAGGGCTTGAATGTTTCTGTAAAACAGGTTAGAACAATAGAGAACTCGAGGAAATAAATGGCAGATATAGATAAAGCACTACCTAACGTAGAGCAAACGATAAACATTCCACCTGAAGAAGAAATTATCGCTCATCAAGAAACGGGAGTAACTCAAGTTAGTCCTGATGACGTTAAAGTAGAGGAACAAGACGATGGTAGCGTTGAAATAAATTTTAATCCCAATGCGGTTAACCAACCGGGCGGAGAAGGCCATTTTGACAATTTAGCAGATTTATTACCAGACGATGTTTTGGGAAGATTAGGTTCAGAATTAAATGAAAATTTTAGTCAATATAAAAATTCCAGAAAAGATCAAGAAACGGGAGTAACTCAAGTTAGTCCTGATGACGTTAAAGTAGAGGAACAAGATGACGGCAGCGTTGAAATAAATTTTAATCCCAATGCGGTTAATCAACCGGGCGGAGAAGGCCATTTTGACAATTTAGCAGATTTATTACCCGATGATATTTTGGGAAGATTAGGTTCAGAATTAAATGAAAATTTTAGTCAATATAAAAATTCCAGAAAAGATTGGGAAGACACTTATACTAGAGGTTTAGATCTTCTAGGATTTAAGTACGAAAATCCAACACAACCGTTTCAAGGAGCCAGTGGTGCAACCCACCCAGTTCTTGCAGAAGCAGTAACACAGTTTCAAGCACAGGCTTATAAAGAATTGCTGCCAGCAACTGGTCCAGTCCATACTCAGATTATGGGCCGACCTGATAGACAGAAAGAAGATCAATCTGTCAGAGTAAAGAACTTCATGAACTATCAGCTCATGGATGTGATGAAGGAGTATGAACCCGAGTTCGATCAAATGCTTTTTTATCTCCCTCTCGCCGGCTCTGCGTTTAAAAAAGTTTATTACGATGAACTTTTGGGCAGAGCCGTTTCAAAATTTGTTCCGGCAGATGATTTAGTTGTACCATACACTGCAACATCTTAGAAGATGCAGAAGCAGTGATGCATACAATTAAAATTTCTGAAAACGATTTAAGAAAAAAACAGGTAG